GCTGACATGGCACTCCAGCAAATTTTTTAAGCTCTGGCTCTTCGATTCTCAGGGATTTACAACAAACAGAACATGAACCACATTTTCTATCTTTGATTAGCAATTTTTCCAGACTCATTTCCCATGCCTCCTTTTTGAGGTGTCACTCAACAAAATGAACAAAGATAATTTTGTAATTTGATACTTACTGGCATTGCTGGCGGCTATTGCTGGAGTATAAAGCGCATCTCACGCGCACATCAACGAGAGCCTTTCAGTAAGCGAGCCTTAGAAATGCCGTTATAGGTGGCGACCTCTCTCGGGCGGCTTTTCTGTGAGACAGGCTCACTTTCTAAAAGGTAAAGACGCTATGAATAATCCGTCAGTTATTCCGGCCTTCGACTTCCGCGAAATGGTCACGACCCTCGACAACAAGATAATCACCACATCACTCAAGGTGGCGGATTACTTTGGCAAGCGACACAAAGACGTTTTGCGTGCCATACGTAACCTGAAATGCTCCGATGACTTCACCCAGCGCAATTTTGCGCCCATTGATTTCATTGATAAAAATGGCGATGTTCAGCCTATGTATAACATCACCCGCGACGGATGCATGATGCTAGTGATGGGATTCACTGGCAAAACAGCTGCCGCAGTGAAGGAGTGTTACATCAATGCCTTCAACTGGATGGCCGAGCAGCTAAACCGGCGCATGGCGATGGGTGAAGAATTGCAGCATCGCTACGCCATCAAAGAAACGCGCTCAAAGCTGAAAGGCACAATCGGCAGCCGGTTGATGAACGAGCGGAAGAAAGAGAAGCGCGTTCTGGAGCTCGAGCATGAGCACATCATGCAGGTGACGCAGCCAGAACTGCTGATTGGCTGATCGACATTACAGAGCCACTTCCAGAGGTGGCTCGATAATGTTGGAGGAAACCATGTCAACGCTTAAGGATTTATCCCGGCAGCTAAAGCAGCTGCAGAAGCAAATCCCTTTCGCCACGGCGCAAGCCATGACATCGGTAGTAAGGGATATCGCCGCAGCGCAAAAAGTGGCGCTGGGACGAAAACTGGAATCGCCGACGCCGTTCACCGTCAACTCAGTGGGCTCTGCTGGTGCCAGAAAGAACAACCTCCGCGCAAAAGTCTTTGTGCGTGATGTCGCCGCTGAATATCTCGAACCCTTTGAATTCGGCGGTGAACATAAGCTGAACAGCCAGGCTCTGCTCAATCCAAAGAACATCAAACTGAACAAATACGGCAACATGCCGCGCAACAAGCTGTCGCAGTTGAAAGCGAAGCCGAATGTGTTTGTTGGTGAGGTCAACGGTGTTGATGCTGTCTGGCAACGGCGTAAACCGAAGAAGGCGAAAAAGAAACGAGCCCGGCGCTCAGCGAATGGTACTCGCCGACCAAAGCGGAAACAGCGCGCCCCTAAGCTGCTGGTGAGGTTTGGCGATGCACTTCCTGTGACCCCTGTGTTGGGGTATATGGACCGCTCGAAGGCTATGGCAGAGGCGTTGATGCCTGCTGCATTGAGTCGTGCTATCGCAGATGCTATCAAAACGGCAAAATAACCCTCAAATGATAACCATTATCAAAATGGGTCCTTCCTGAGGCTTTTGTAAGTCACGGGCATTGCGCGCCGCAGTGTTTTCCTAGCTACAAGTTTTCAAATTTAGGTAACAGGTAACAGTTACGTTTTGTTACGTGTTTAGCTTTGTTCTTGATTACAAAAATATTTCCATCATCTGGTTGTTACCCTTGATGTTACCTCGTCTGGTTGAGTAACAGTGTCAGGTAACAGATCCGGCTGCAGGTGAGGTAACAATGAACCAGTCAGATTTTGCACGGTTACATGGTGTTAGCCGCAAGACCGTTACGATGTGGAAAAGCCGGGGATGGCTGATCATGTCCGGCGATGATATCGATGTTGCCGCTTCAAATGCACAGCTTGAAAAGTACAGGAAAAGCGTTAACCGGCCCGATAAACAGAAAACGTCTGTGCCAGAAAAAAAGAGAGCTGGCCAGGTGTTGCCTGCGCGCGAGCCGCCGGAAGAAAGTGACCCGTCACTGGAGGGGCTTGCGCGGGATTTCCTCCTTGAAAACGGCGCTGAGTTATCGCTGGATGAAGCGCGCCGGGTAAAGGAAAACTACCTGGCGTTACTGACAAAATTAGAGTTTCAGCAAAAAGATGGCCAACTCATTGAGATGGCTGCCGCCGAGGAGGTTCTTTTCAACGCCTTTCGCCAACAGCGTGACGCCTGGCTTAACTGGCCGTCAAGAGTGGCACCATTAATGGCTGCTGATCTGGGCGTGCCGGCGGACAGGATGACAGAGGTGCTGATTGAACATGTCCACAAACATATCTCAGTCCTCGGAGAACCAGAGTTTAACCCAGCAGAAGATTGAGCGTCTTCAACTGAGTGTCCGGAAAGGGTGGACACCGCCACCACGCATCAGCGTCCCGCAATGGGCCGATGATTACCGGAAGCTGGCGAAAGAAGCTGGCAGCACCTCCGGGAACTGGGAAACATCAACCGTTGAAATTGCCCGCGGTCCTATGCTGGCCGCGACGGAATCTGGCGTTCACATTATTACCGTGATGTGCTGTACCCAGTTAATGAAAACCGCGCTGCTGGAAAACCTGTTTGGTTATTTCGCGCACCTCGATCCATGCCCGATTTTGCTACTGCAGCCGAAGGAAGAGGCCGCCGAGCAGTTTTCCAAAGAACGTATCAGCCCGCTGGTTAGGGTGACGCCAGTTCTGCGTAACATCATAGGTGACTCAAAGCAGAAGAGTTCGAAAGAAACCATTCTGTATAAAGCCTTCACGGGCGGATTTCTGGCGCTGGCCGGCGCTGGTAGTCCCGATAACCTTGCACGACGTCCGATCCGTGTTCTGCTGGCGGATGAGGTGGATAAATACCCGATAACCCGTGAGGGCGATCCCATTGCACTGGCGGAAGAGCGAACCGCCACATTTGGCCTTAACTGGCTGTCTGTGCGGGCCTGTTCGCCGACGGTTGAAGATGAAAGCCGGATTGCTGACAGTTACGAAGACTCAGATCAGCGGCGGGCCTCTGTGGTTTGCCCCCATTGCGGGCACCGACAGTTCCTTGATTTCTTCAAACATGTTCAATGGCCGAAAGAAGGCGATAAGCACCTGACCAAAGCGGCCATGATCCATTGTGAATGTTGCGGTGCTGGCTGGTCGGAAGGTGAGCGCCTGCGGGCATTACAGACAATTCGCTGGCACCAGACCAAACCATTTGAATGCTGTGGTTCCCGTCACTCACCATTAATGGAATACGACCAGAAATGGCATGAAGGCGATGAGGGGAGTGTTGATACTATCTGGCGCTGGTCGGAGTCGGAACGGCATGCCGTATACCGGGCGATTTGCCCGGACTGCGGGGCCGAGGCGCTGGATAATCACCATGCCGGGTACCAGGCGTCAAAACTCTTCAGTCCCTGGCAGAAAGATAAGCCGTCGGATATTGCGAAGAAATACCTCGATGCGAAAGGGGATCCGGATAAGGAACAGGCCTGGTGGAACACCCAGATGGGATTACCGCACCGGCCGAACCACGGCAAACAGCTCCCGGTTGATGTTCTGCTGGCGCGCCGCGAAGTCTTCCCGGCCGTCGTTCCTGATGGCGTGGCATTGTTAACTGCCGGCGTCGATACCCAGGATGACCGATTCGAAATAACGATCACTGGCTGGGGCCGGGACGAGGAATCGTGGTCAGTTGCGCATGACGTCATTTATGGCGATCTGGAAACTGAGGAACCGTGGAAGCGCCTCGATGCGTATCTGAAACAGATATGGCGACGAGGTGACGGGCGAGGGCTGAATATTCTGGCTGCATGTATGGACTCCGGCGGTCACCACACGCAAAAGGTTTATGAGTTCTGCAAAGATCGCCTTGGGCGCCGCATCTGGGCTATCAAGGGCGAATCTGCGCAGGGTGGCAAACGTAACCCCGTCTGGCCAACCAAGCGACCGACATCGAAAAGTAAAGCCAGCTTCAGGCCAATTATTCTTGGCGTGAACTCTGCGAAAGATGTTGTCCGTGGTCGCCTGCATCTTGAACCGCCGGCTTTAGGTACTGCAGGTGCGGGCTATATGCATTTCCCGGATGATCGTGACCTCGGATATTTCAACCAGCTACTGGCAGAGCGACTGGTTTACAAAGTGGTGGCCGGACAGCGATTCAGTGTCTGGGAGCCCATTCCCGGCCGGGCGAACGAAGCGCTCGACTGTCTCGTATACAGCTATGCCGCGCTGTGCGGGCTCAAACATATGGGGTTAAAACTCAATGTTCGGGCCGCTACCCTTCAGGCCGATCCCGATAAGTTCCTGCCGGCGCCAGTCGAGCCAGAAGAAAAAATCAATTACGAGTTACCGGGCGCCATCGTGGAGGAAATCAGCGCTCCCGTTAAGCGTAAGAAAATTTCGAAACTTCTGCCGCAATAAGGAAAACCATGTTTAACCGAAACACGAGCTTACTTGCTGGTGGGATGACTGATGAGCAACTCAGAGACGCTCTGCAGAAAGCGCAGCAGGCTTATATCGATCTGACTACCGGCAGCCGGGGCGTCTCATTCTCCTATACGCAGGGTGAGGGGACGCGCTCAGTCTCCTATCAGCAAAGCTCTCTCGCCGACCTGCTGGCGCTGATTCAGTTGCTGCAGGCGCAACTGGGAATTGTCGCCCGGCCACGGAAGCCAGTGAGGTTCAGATTCTGATGAATAAAGTGCAAATCCTTGGTCCGGACGGAAGACCTTATCAGGCACCAAAACCCAGAATGTTGACAGGTGGTAGCCGGGTGCCATATGACGCCGCGGACTCCTTCAGTGATCAACTGGCAAACTGGCAGCCCGCGTTATGGTCGCCGGATAATGAAATCAATATCTACCGTGACCGTATCGTTTCCCGTGCTCGGGATTTGGTGCGAAATGATGGGTGGGCGAACGGCGCAGTTACGCGTTTGCTGGATAATGCAGTTGGAGCGAACTTCAGGCCCATAATGAAACCAGACTACCGGGTTTTGCGGATGATGACGGGTAATAAGAGCTTCGATGCGGTTTGGGCGGAAGAGTACGGTAAAGCGCTTGCCTCACACTGGCGCACGTGGGCGTATGACCCGGGCAGATACTGCGATGTTGAACGTAAACTGACGGTACCGCAAATGTTGCGTCTGGGTTTCCGACACAAGCTGATTGATGGTGATGCCGTTTCCGTTCTGGAGTATCGACTTGATCGGCTGGGTCGTGGAAAAGGGCGTTACGCTACGACAGTACAGATTGTGGATCCTGACAGAC